GCAAGAACAGCAATATTACCTTTGTTAAATGACCAGTTAGTTTCTTTCAATCAAAACTTAGAGAATCAAGCAAAGGCTCAAGGCACTGCGGCTCAAGCTGCATTTACTGCACAAAATACAATACAGGGACAAATACAAAGACTAGGGGCTGCATTTACAAATCTGACAACAGAAGGATCTGAAATTGGAATAGTTATTAGAGATTCATTAAAAGTTGCTGCTGTCACAGTAGAAGCTTTGAAGAGTGCATTTGAAATCACTATGGTTCCAATAAGAATGTTATTAGGAATTGTCAAGCAAATAGGTACAGTAATCGGAGATGCATTAGGAATAGAAGCAACAAATGTTTTATTTAATTTAGAACAAGGCTGGATAAATATAAAAGAAGCAATTACAGAGGTAACTGGAAAAGCTGAGTTTGTAGGAAAAGTTATTGGTCAAGTTATCGCAGTAACTATTAAAAATGTAATTAAATTACAAAAGAAAATTATAGAAGGGTTTTTAACAGCAACACAGCCTGTTGTTAAGTTTTTTCAAGGTATTGGTACGTTAGTTGCTGACACCGCACAGAATATAGTTAATTTCTTTAAAAAAGCATTTGAAAAAGTTGTTGACCTCATACCAGATCCACTTAAAGAGTTACTTGGTGGTGTTGAATTACCTCAAATTGATTTAGATATAAAATTTCCCAAATTTGAAGATCCATTTAAAGGTTTGAGAGGAAAACTAGAAGAGTTAAAAGAAGGAACTATTGAATTTTTTGAACTTGAAGCATTATTAACAGAGGAAAATAATAAACAATTAGATGCAAAAAATAAAATTGTTGACGCTACAGGATTAATCAAAAAGAAAGTAGAGGAACTAACACCAGCAGAAAAAAAAGCAAGAGAAGAGGCTGAAAAATTACAAGAAACTTTTAAAAAAATAGGAGAATCTGTAAGAAATGATTTAGTTGGTAGTTTGCGAGAGGCTATAAATGGCAGTAAATCTTTTGGTGAAGCTATTTCTGGTGTATTAAATAATTTAAAAAATAAATTACTTGATATTGCATTAAATAAAGCGATCAGTGGAATAGGAAATGCTATAAGTGGCGGTAAAGGTTTTGGTGGTGGTTTCTTATCTGGATTGTTTGGTGGTAAGAAAGAAAGAGGCGGAAGAGTTAATGCTGGTGGTGCTTTCCTCGTTGGAGAAAGAGGCCCAGAGATTTTGCAGATGGGTTCTAAGGGTGGCAATATAATTCCAAACAGTCAACTAGGAAAAGGTGGCGGTGGTACAACAAATGTAGTCACTGTTAATGTTGATGCAAATTCAAGTAATGTATCTGGTAATAATGCAGATGCAAATCAACTAGGAAATCAAATCGCTATTGCTATACAATCTGAATTAATAAAACAGAAACGTGCTGGAGGTTTACTTGCATAATGGCTACTTTCCCAAGCATCACTCCACAATATTCGACACAAGAAACTGTAAATCAAGAAAATATTGTTGTAAAACTAGGTGACGGCTATCAGCAGCGATTTGTCTCAGGATTACCAGCTAATAAAAGATTAATTACTTTAAATTTGACTTTTAATGTTTCTACCACAGACGCAACAACTATTGATACTTTTTTAGATGCAAGATTTGATGATCAGGCAAATTTTGATTTTACACCACCACATCATTCTTCTGCTTTAAAATTTGTTTGTACAAGAAGATCCAGAACAGCGATTTTAGATAATAGAGTTACTATGAATTTAACCTTTGAAGAAGTTGCAGAACCCTAATGGCAATACCTGTATCTGAACTGCAAAAACTGAATCCCAGTTCAAGGATAGAACTTTTTGTAATGGAGCTTGTAGAGGGTTTGCATTATGCCACAGGAAACCCATCTAGTGTTCCCACTACATTCAGATTTCATGCTGGCTCTAGTATGAACTCAAATGCAGAAATAGTCTGGCAAGGTAATTCTTATCAAAGATTTCCTATCACCTTTGAAGGTGCTGAGTTTACTGGAAGAGGTCAAGTTCCAAGACCAACCTTAACTGTTGCAAATTTAGGAGGTATAACCAGAAGTGGATCAGTTATTACTGTTACTGATTTAATGATAATTGTTAATTTAACAACACCTCATAATGATTTGGCAGATGCAAAAATTACAAGAATTACAACTCTTGCCAGTGAACTTGATGCCGCTAATTTTCCTAGTAGTAGCAATCCATTTGGCACACCTTCAGCTAATGAATTACCGCAAGAAATATTTTTTATTGATAGAAAAACAAGTGAATCAAGAGAGATTGTGCAGTTTGAACTTGTTGGTGCTTTAGATCAAGCAAATAAAAAACTACCAGCCAGACAAGTAACAAGAAATGAATTTGCAGGGGTAGGTACATTTGTAAATTAATAATGAATTATTTATGGAAACAAGATGCAATAAAACACGCACAGCAATGTGATCCAGAAGAATCATGCGGAATTGTTGGAATAAAAAATAATCAAGAAAGATATTTTCCTTGTAAAAATATTGCAAGTGAGGCTAAATTAGAATCTTTTGTAATAGACCCTTTGGATTATGCAGATGTTGAAGATGATGTAGATGAAATAATTGGCATTGTTCATAGTCATCCACAAGATATTTTAGAGTTTTCTGAGTCTGATAAATATAGCTGTAAATCAATAGATTTAATTTTTTATCTTGTTTCACCAAAATCGGATAAAATAGCAATAATAAGACCTGATGAAATAGATGCTTAAAAAAATAAAAGTTTACGGCACTTTAAGAAAGTTTCTAGGTCAATCAGAATTTGAAGTTGACCTTAATACACCTAAAGAGGCAATAAGTTTTCTGGTTTGTAATTTTAAAGGTATTGAGAAACATATGGCAGAGCAGTTTTATACAATACAAGTTGGAGCAAGAGTTATTACAGAAGATTTATTAAATTTCAATACACAAGAAGATATAAAAATTATTCCTGTTGTTCATGGTAATTTCTTTCAAATTTTACTAGGTGCTGGTGCTTTATTTGGCTCGTCAGCTTTAGGTAATTTAGCGACTTTTGCGGGTCAAAAACTTTTAACAAGTGCATTGACAGCGATTGGAACAAGTATGCTTGTAGATGGAGTCACAAGTATGCTTACACCACAACAGAATACTTCTTCAGCAGTATCTGGACAGGATAGCTTAGATCCAGCAGCTTTGGCTTCAAACTATTCTTTTACAGGACTGACAAATATTAGTAATGCTGGTGTTCCTGTTAATTTAGTATATGGAGAAATACTGGTTGGATCTATTGTGGTTTCTAATGGTGTTGATACTGTACAGGTGGAGGGTAATAATTAATGGCTATTCAAGAATTTAATCAATCAACAACGTTTAATAATCCCGATTTACCTAGCGGTGCATTATCTTCTAAGCAATTTAATACTATTGTTGAGCTATTAGGTGAGGGAGAACTGGAGGGGTCAGCAACAGCATCAAAGGCTGGTATTACAGATAAGACATCAACTGCATACTTTAACGCATTTAAAAAAGATATATTTTTAAATCAGACTCAAGTTTTACAAGAAGCGGCAAGCAATACAGCACCACAAGACAGTGATTTTAATTTTAAAGATGTAGGCTTTGATTTTAGATTAGGAACTTCAAGTCAGACATTTATTGAAGGAATATCCAATATTGAAACAGAGACAGTTATTGGTACAACTGTAACAACCTCTAGCCCTGTTACTCACACTGTTAGTTCAAGTGATATTAATGCTGTCAGAGTTACACTTAGATTTCCTTCAATGCAAAAGTTTGAAGATGATGGTGATATTAATGGAGTTGAAGTAAATTTATTAATTAAAACAATAGAAAATGATGGAACAACAACCACAGTTATTGATGACACAGTAAAAGGAAGATCAACAAATGCTTATTTTAGAGATTATATTGTCAAGCTTAAATCAACAACATCTTTTCCTGTTGCAATAAGAGTTGAAAGAGTAACAGCAGATAGTACAGATGCAAAATTAGTAAATGCTTTTCAGTTTAATCAAGCTACAAATATAATTTTTGAACAGAACGCATATGCAAATACGGCTCACGTTGCATTAAGGTTTAATGCTGAACAGTTCCCAAGAATACCAAAAAGAGTTTATAGGATAAGAGGTCGTAAGGTAAAAATTCCTCATAATGCAACTGTAGATTTACAGACAGGTGCAATTTCTTATGCTGGTACTTTTAATGGAACTTTTAAAACAGATAAAGAGTGGACAACAGATCCAGCTTGGATTTTATATGACTTACTAATAGACACAAGGGCGGGCTGTGGAATTGCAGAAACAAATCTAGATAAATTTAGTTTTAAAACAGTAAGTGAGTATTGTGGGGCATCAGTTGATGCTGGTAATGGTGATGGATCAACAGAGCCAAGATTTAGCTGTAATGTAAATATCACACAGCAACGAGAGGCATATTCATTAATAAATTCACTTTGTTCTGTGATGAGAGTGATGCCTTTTTATTCGGCTGGTGGTAT